CGTCAGTAAACGGTGATAAAAATAACATTTTATCAGATAATGTAGGGCTGAATAAGAGTGCTCCGTCGGACGAACAAAGCAATTTGTCAAAAGAGACACCCGCAGAACAGGAAGAAAACACACTTCCGCTTGATAAGGACGGGAATGTAGATTATAAGCAGATAAGCGATCCGACTATATACGCTAAAGCACTTAAGAAGGAATTCGGAGAAGATGCTCTTTCTATAGTGGAAGAAGACATTGCCAACCAGCAGAAGCAACTTTCCCATGCGGAGAAAAAAGGGAATGCCATTGAGAAGGCACGTGCAAAGAAACGTATCAATCAGGAGTTATCCAGATTGGAAAAGATCAAAGGTCTGTTGTCTCCGCAAAAAGAGAATGAAACTCCTCATGATATAGCCACCGATGAGGAATACGCCGATTGGGCTGCCGACAATTCGGATGATCCGATTGAGCTGGCCGGAGCTTATGGCGTGGCGAAGGAACAATCCAGTCACGAAAACACCCTTCTTCCATGGCAACGTGAGTTATTGGGAAGAAAAGTGAATACTAATTCATTCAACCGTTTTGGAGACCGAAATAAAATAAATGGTACCTTTGCTAAGGCATGGTTGAGAAAAGACGGTGAAGAACTTGATACCTTAGCACAGGAGTTAAGCGGCTTCGGCAATGAAGTGACAGAGAATGATATTGTTGACTTCATGCTTAGTAATCCGACTAATTATGTGCGTACAACTTCTGACTTGCAAAAGAAATTATCTGGTAGGTTTAGCGAGATTGCTTCTGCCGAGATGGGTTTCTCTGTAGGTGGTCCTGAATCTAATACAGGTAAGTTGTATCTTGAGTATAAGAAAGCCAATCAGATGATTGATGAAGCTCAGAAGAAGGCTTTCTCTGATGCTGTAGAAAGCGACATGATACCCGCCTACGAGCGACAGACTCAATCCTATATAGATTTCTTGGATGATGAGCAAATGGAAGCCTTGTCATCCATGAGAGATGAGTTTGAAGCCGCCGAGTATGCTGAAATGCTTTATGAAGGTATGAGCATAGATGAAATTAATGAGATTTATTCACAATTAAATAAAGAAGAAGATGGACAAGGTGAAGATAGCGGAGATAATGACGCTTCGGAAGATGGAGAAAGACTTGAAGGAGAGCAAGAACGAAATAGAACAGATGGCTCTGAAGAGTCTGATAGAGAAGCAGAAAGCGAAAATAGAGAAGATGAAATAACGTCTCCTCCTGAAAACAGACAAGAAGAAAGTTTGAATTCCGGAGAGGATGATTTATATTTGCATAATAATCAGATAAACGACAATGAAAACCAAGATGGACAAGAAAAATTACGATCTTCAAATAGAGAAGAAAGGAATGAAAGCTCTCAAAGCGAGAGAAGAATTGTCGAGTCGTCCAGTAGATTGGGAAAAGATAGACAATCAAGTGGAAGAAATGTATCAAGCCCACGGACAGATAAACACGAACAAGAAAGTTCACTAGAAAAATATGCCAAGGAAAACGGGATATGGTTTGACGAAAAGACCATATCTGAAAATTCTTCACGTAAAATACCCTCCGGAAAAGAAGCGGACGTTTATCTTGATAAGGACGGTAGAACAGTAACTAAAGTAATAAACTATTCTCAATATAGTAATACTCCGGAAGATTTTCTTAATAATCGAATCAAACTATTCAATAAATTATTTCCTGAAACAGCTTATCTATTAGAAGGGTTTACAAGGAATGATAAGGGATTTGCTTTTATAGTGAAACAACCCTTCATCTCAGGAAAATTGTTAAGCCAAAAAGCCACTTCGGTGGATGGACTGATTGAACAACAGGACAGGGTTAACCGGTTTATGAAAGACCGTTTTGATATGGATCCCGTTGGTCTTGATGCCGTAGGTAATGATTCTTATAAAATAGAAGATCTCCATTTAAGAAATATTATTGAAGGCGAAGATGGCAATCTATATGTGATTGACGCTATTACATCCGCTAAAGATCAAAACGTTTCTGTCGCTCCTGAAAAAGCCGAAAAGGTAGTAAAAGCTAAAGAACTCTCTGACGAAGAACAGAAGGTAGATACCAATCCTTCCGAGGCACAGAAAGAAGCTGGCAATTATAAAATGGGACACGTGAAAATTGGAGGATATGACGTGACCATAGAAAATCCTAAAGGTACCGAGCGCAAAGGCGTGGATTCGTCCGGCAAAGAGTGGTCCATTACTATGAATAACACCTATGGATATTTTCGTGGTACAAAAGGAAAAGACGGTGATCATATAGACGTGTTCTTGGGTGAGAATCTTGATCCCGAAACAGTCTATGTTATTGATCAGGTTAATCCGGACGGATCCTTTGACGAGCACAAGGTTATGTTTGGCTTCAATTCTGAACAAGAGGCACGTGATGCTTACCTCTCGAACTATGAAAAAGGGTGGACCGGTCTGGGAAATATTACCGGTGTTTCAAAGAAGGTGTTTGATGAATGGTTGTCTAGTGACACTAAAAAACAAAAGCCATTTGCGGATTATAGGAAGATTGAGGCCGCAGCTATTACAACCGATCAAGAAAGTAATTCTAATACTCCTTTATTCCGTGAAACCGATGAACTCCAAGAAATAAAAGATAAAGCTGTAGCCGACGGCTCGTTTATGAAAGCTTCTAACGGCAAAGAATCAAACCTTAATGATAATACCGACATTCGTTATCGCGACTCTGAAACAACTATGGATAATGTGGCTAATCGGGTTTACCGTTTATCGGCTTCATTTGGTAGAATAATAAACGGGAGAAAGCCAAGTTTCAAGTATTCTGAAGAAAGCGGTAAGAGTGAATATACTCCCAATTCCTTTGTTACGGATTTCGAACTAGAGGCTTCTGCCCTCATGGACACACTTAATGCTCTGAAAGAAGACGCAACCGATGCGGCAAAGGAATATATCCAAGGGTTCATCGACAGGCTTAACGATCAGACGGAGTATTACAAGAAACTTGATAAAAATGGAGGAGTCAGCAATCAGGATTACAAGGCTCTTTATCACAGGAGCGTTGATTCGCTGAATGATCTTTTAAGAGACCTCACTTCTAAACCGGAAAGTAAAGAACAGGAGGCCATTTCCAAATCCGTATCGGAGCTATCAGATAAATTGAATACCCCTGTTCATATCATAAAGGATCTGAATGAGATAACAGATGACAATGCGTCCCTGCAAAAAAGAACTTCTAAAGGCTGGTTTGATCCCGAAACAGGTGAGGTCGTTATCGTACTTCCCAATGCTACGGGCGTGGCTGATGCGCAGCGCACGATGTTGCATGAGATAGCAGGCCATAAAGGATTAAGGGGATTATTCGGTGATAAATTCGATGATGCCATAGACGGTATATTCAAGTCTCTTCCGGATGATATCAGGAAGCATGTCTCTGAACAGGCGATCAGCAAATACAATTATGATATCGCAACCGCTACCGAAGAATATCTGGCTGAGCAAGCCGAATCGGGAACTGATCCTTCCATCTGGAACAAGATAATCAGCGCAATAAAAGAACTTTTCCGTAAGGCGGGCATAGAACTTGAAATGTCAGACAATGATATTAAGTATCTTCTTTGGAGAAGTAGAAACAATCTGGAAAACGGTACCATCGAAGAGCGCATGGATAAAAAGATGCGCGATCTGGACATGCGGGATAAACTATTCAGGAAAACACCCGAGGAAGAGAAGAAATCTCCCATACTTGATTCAAATGCGTTGTCAAAGGAAAGTATGGGGGACCAGATAAAGATTGCTCAGGAAGCCGCAGAACTTACCGACGAAGAGAAGAAAGACTTTTCCGCAAAGCTGAGGAATGACCGGTTTAGAGAAGGCTGGCAGGACAGGATGTTGCCTCTTCGCCGGTTTCAGGAATTGGTATCCGAACATACGGGCAGAAAGATAGAAGAATTTTGTGATGCTTATACAAATGAAAACACCATTGCTTCCCGCTCTACTTATGAAATCGAACAATTTAAGAACGATTATCTTAAACCTCTGGTGAATGCCGTCGTAAAACTGGGCGATCCCGAACTGGTAAAGTCCTACATGAAGGCCAAACATGGTATAGAGAGAAACCTGCACATGCGTAATGCCGCTATCGAGCGCAGACAAAAGCAGATGGATGAACATGTTCTTGGTATAGCGAACGGATTGCAACAAGACCTGATGTCTTTGAGAGCGAAGAAAGGTACCACCCAGGCTGATATTGATAAATTTCAAAAGAAGATTGATCAGACTGTCGAAACAGCAAAGAAAGCAGCGATAAAAAACCTGTCCAACTACGCCATTAAACAACAAAGCGTCGATTATGCCGGATTGACCGGCCTTCAACATAGACTATTCAAACAAGAGGAACCCGATCCTCTTCTTGAAGACGAGATCGTTCTATTTATTGAAGAATTTGAGAATGACCACGAGAGTAAAGATGTGGAATCATTATGGAATTCAGTCCGTAAGGCTAACACGTTTAGCCTTAACAAACAATTGAGTTCAGGATGCATAGATAAAGCTACCAAGAAGCAGATATCTGAAATGTATAAATATTACATTCCACTCAGGGCATGGAGCGAAGAAACTGCCGGCGATTTCTACGACTATTTTTTCAAGGATGAACACGACGTGGTCAATAACCCGCTTATGAAAGCGAATGGCCGTAAGAGTGAATCGGGTGATCCGTTGGCAAGTATAGCCTCAATGGCCGAGAGTGCCGTGTTTATCGGAAATAAAAACGAGATGAAACAACATCTTCTTTCTCTGGTGAGAAACTATCCTACCAATATGGCCACGATTGCTCTGGTGTGGTACAGGAATAACGGAGACGTATGGCAGGAAGTTGTCCCGGAGCTTACAGGTGACAGAGAAGAGGATCTGGATACGCTGGAAAGATTTAATCAGCAAATGGAGGAACTGGAGAAAAGTGGTCTGGCGAAGAGAGTCACCAAAGGGTTATCTCTTGATGTTCCAATCAAAAAGTGGCAAGCTGATCAGCATGCGATAAAAGTCAAAGAGAACGGGAAGGATTTAGTGATCTACATTAATGGTGATCCCCGTGTGGCTCAGGCCGTGAACGGACTTAATAACGTGAAGCCTTTTGATAACAAGCTTGTCAGGACACAGGGTGATATTAAACGATTCATGACGCAAAACTTCACCACCCGTAACCCGGCTTTCGTTCTTTCCAACCTAAGCAGGGATATGATTTACGCCATGACCATGAATGCCATTCGAGAAGATGCTTCTTATAATCTTGCTTTTATAAAAGCTATACCTGAAGCTTCGTCTACCATAACCCGATACCTTGCAGGAAAAGAGGGAGATGGCAAGTACGATAAATACTTTGATGAATTTCTTTCTAACGGTGGAGAAACAGGATTTGTCGCATTGACATCTTATGAGCAATATAAAAAAGAGATTAAGAGAGAGATCGATAAGGCCAACGGGACCGGGAAAATGTCTGATGCATTCCATGTCATCTCCAAGGGTTTGAGCGGATGTAACCGCTGGGCGGAAGATATGTCCAGATTCTCCGCATACATTGCCTCCAGGGAAGAGGGAAGGAGCATCGTTCGGAGTGTCAGGGACGCAAAAGAGCTATCCGTTAACTTCAATAGAAAAGGATCCGGGGCCGGAGGCAACTGGCTGGCTGATATGTCTTACTTCTTTTTGAATGCCGGCATACAGGGTATGTATAACTTCTCTCATACATTGAAGAACTATCCTGTTCGTACATCTATCGCCATGGGTTCTTGGATGATGTTGGGGGCCATGATGCCATTGATGTATAACATACTCTCGGGCGGAGATGATGATTACGATAAGTTGCCTGATTACATAAGGCAGAACAATATTGTTATTCCGTTTTTCGGAGAAGATAACTTTGTGACAATTCCACTTCCTATTGAACTTCGCGCATTCTTCGGGGTTGGAGATATCTTCTCTCAATTCGTCGGAGGAAAATACAAAGACAGGAATGTGGGTGCCGATATTCTGGGTAAGTTGCTCGATGCCACTCCCCGAAATTTTATCGAGGGTTCTGATAAAGGTGAAAATGGTTTGGTCGGAGCCGCATTTGTGAATCTGACTCCCGACGCGATAAAGCCATTTGTGGACGCTTATATCACTAACAGATCATTTACCGGCAGACCTATCGTGAAGAAAAACGAGTATAATACGTATATACCTGAGTACAGGAAGGTTTATAAAGGTACTTCTCAGATACTGGTTAAGTCTTCTCAGGCACTCAATTCCATGACGGGCGGAGATTTTGCGACAAAGGGATGGGCCGATTCTCCATTACTCAATCCGGGGGCTGTGGAACACTTGTTCTTTTCTTATATGGGAGGTGTAGGAAAAACAATCCTGCAGACGGTAAAATCTACTGTCGGGCCATTGGTTGGTGAAGAAGTGGCGCTGAAAGATATTCCAGTGGTTAACAGGTTTGGCTATCAATTCGATCCGGCCATGCCAAATTCCGTCGTGAATGAAAGGTATCAAAAGAATGTGAAGTTGCTCGAAGAAAGCCAGAGCCGGGACCGTGAATACAAACGGGGACTCAGGCAGGGATTGGATCTGGGTGACAGCTATATCGAAAAGAAAAGCGATGAAGAAGAGCGTCGTATGATGATTGTCAAGGCCTACAAAAATCAAATTGATGATATCGCCTCTCTTTTGCAGGTGGCCGATGAAGGCTCTTCGGATAAAATCAAAAACGAAATAGCCGACATGAAATTTAAAATGTTGGATGAACTTGATAAAATGGACAAAAAATAGCAATTCAGCAAGGTGTCTCATGCTATTAACCGATATTTTTGCTTAAAAGAAAAAGAAACAGTCATGAATAAATTCTTAAACAGAAGCGTCAAGCCGGCAAAGGCGGGAGATAAGGAACCGATTCCACGTGAAAGAGGAACAGCTCATGAATTTCTGGATGAATGCTCCGCATGTTGGGCCTCTCTTGAAACGGCCCGCAGAAAGATGAGAAGGAGCCTGATGTATGCTTATGAGGATCAGTGGGGAGATTATGTACGTGATCCTGAAACAGACCTCATTATTACGGAAGGTGAACTCATTAAGAAGAACGGAAAGGTGCCTCTCAAAAACAATATGATAAGTCCTATCCTGAAAAATATAGATGGCCAGTTCAGGAATAATGTTACTCAGACAATTTGTTCCGTGCGTGACCAAAAAGAGAGTAAGATAGGGGAGATGATGAGTCTCGCTCTGGAATATGTGCATGAATTGAATGAATTGGACGAACTGGATTCGGACAGTTTGCGCCTGATGTTGCTTGGCGGTTATATCGGCCAAAGAATCGAGTATGGCTTCAATCCGGCCAAGCGGCTGAATGACGTGTGGGTGTATGGCGTAAATCCGGCCCGCATGTTTTTCAATACCGATATAGAAGATGTCCGTGCCTGGGATTTAAATGTGATCGGTGAAATTTACGATATGAGGCTGGACAATATCATATCTCTGTTCGCAAAATCTCCCGGGGATAAGACATGGCTGGAAAATGTCTATGGAAGGGAAAGATATTCTTCTCTGTATTCGGCATATGACGGCTTGCAGGGAGAACAAAATAAAGATATGTCTTTCTTCGCTCCTTCACGGCCTGACCTGTGCAGAGTTATACTCGGGTGGAAGCTTGAAACAAGGGAGGCGTATTATTGCCACGATTTTTTAAATGGCAAATGGTTCTTTGAAGACCTGAAAAATAAGAAGATACTTGATTTGGAGAACCAACGGAGAAATGCGGAAGCGACGGCAAACGGAGTTCTTCCGGAAGATGTGCTCCTGATTGAATACGAATACTCGAACGAACTCTTCTGGTATTACCGTTACATGACACCGTGGGGAGATGTACTTCAGGAGGGAAAAAGTCCGTACTGGCATGAAGAACACAATTATGCTTTTCATGCGTACCCGATGATACAGGGCAAGGTCTTCAACTATGTGGAGGACTTTATTGACCAGCAAAGAGCCATAAACCGTACCATGACCCTGATTGATTTTATCCGCGGGGCTTCCTCCAAAGGAGTGATTGTCGTGGACGAGGATGCGTTTGAAAGCATGAGCCGGGAAGAAATCATTGACGAGTATGTTCGGTATAACGGAGTACTTTTTTGCAAGCTTAGAGACGGAAAGCGGGTTAACGACGTGGTTCAGCAGTATAATTCTTCGGCTGCCATAACGGGAGATTATGAGTTGTTAAACTTACAGTTGAAACTAATAAATGATATTGCCGGAGTGAACGGGGCCATGCAGGGGAAACAGGCACCGTCGGGAACGGCCGCAAGTCTTTACGCACAGCAGGTGCAAAACTCTTCATTAAACCTGAAAGGGTTACATGATTCTTTCCGCACATTCAGGAAACGAAGAGACTATAAAGTCATGCAGACTATCCAACAGTATTATACTTCGGCTAAACATATCGACATTGCCGGAAGAGACTATTCCGAAGAATCCAAGTTTTACAATCCGGATAAAGTTCAGAATGCGGTTATCGATATTCAGATAACGGAAGGTACCAGCACGCCGTCTTTCCAGATGCTTGAAAATGAATTTCTGATGAAGTTGTTTGAGATGAATGCCATTGATGTTAAGACGATGCTTGAAAATTCCTCCTATCCGTTTTCATCTAAGATATTGGAATCAATCAAGAGTAACGAACAGGCCGCTCAGGAAGCCCGGTTGCAGCAGCAACAGATGTCTTTGCAGGGAGTTGATCCGAAGCTAATGCAGCAGGTTCAGCAACAATCCGCAACTCCCCGTCTGGCACAATTAATGAATGATGATTCAAGGGCCGGCAAACAGGACGGAATAGTAAAATCCGCCGCATAAGTAAAAAGGGCCCGCTCGGCCCTTTTTACATTGATGCCTCGCTGATAATTTTAGTTCTCCGCTTTTCTCTTTCCGTGAGGGATTTTACCAATTTTGGAAGCGGCCATTTATAACAGATGTAAATGAGGATAGCCGTAGCCATGACACGGTCATCGTGATTTCCTTCCACGGCTCCCATCTCTGTTCCGTTTTCTTTGAGCTCGTAAAGGTCGAGCTCAAGAGTCGTCGGACGGCTTCTTTCAATGTAAAGGCAATCACGCAAAGAAGCTTTTAAGAAATTGATGACCGTGGGTTTGGTCTTAGGGTTGGTGTGGAAGCCGTATTTCGTAGGCTGCCCTTTCTTTATTTGTTCGGGAGAGGTTCTGGAATACAGATTCTCGTAGTATTCCCGTATCTCATCAAGTATATACTCGAAATTATCTCCTTCTGTTCCGTCCGTCTCCAATGTATTACTTTCTATGACAAGCAATGCGTTGCCATAAGCTTTGGCTATTTGGGCCGCTTTCCATATTAATAAATCGTGTTCGATATGTCCGTGCCATTCGGCCACTATTTCGGGTACCCCTCCCTCTTCCAGCATCGGTAATCTGTCCGCCACTTTGATTTCCGAGTAATCGGCGCTGTCTGAAACACCTCCCACGTCTACCGAGACAACATACCTGTCACGGTAATTTGTGAGAAGATCCGGCAGCAACCATACCCACAGGCAATTATTATCCTTTTTATCCTGTTGCGTGAGGTGTTCAAAATGTAAATTCTCAAAAGCCTCTTTCCCTTTGTCGGCTCTTCCCACGAAATCACCATAGAAACATGGATCAAGACATGTCCTGGAGGCATTCTCCACGTATTGCATAGGGAATATCCGTCTGCCGGTACTTTGAAACGCTTCCCTTGCCGTAGAGGGATATTCCGAGCACAAACGCCACGGATCATTGATCTCTTTCTGTTTCGTGCGGTACCAGTTAATGGCTTCCAGCGTGGCTCCGAGTCCGAATAACCAATGCTCGTATTCATTCATTGTCGCAATGAAATCGCAATATTTTTGCGGATCAATCTTATTGGAACAGAAATCAATCATGAACCACGGGATAAACACGGGCGTGAAATTATTCTTATGATCCACCGCCTTGAGCCATGTGCGGTGAAAGTAGTTTCCTACACCCTTTGCGGTGGACTCAAGCACCTTCATCGTGTACGGGCCCGAGAGCACGGATCCGAAGATGGCCTGAACCAGATCTTCGGGCTTTTTGCCTTTCGTCTCTTTCCATATGCCCACCTCGGAAAGATGAGCCATTGATATGTCCTGACTTCTCAAAGATTCAGGTTTTTGAGCCGATCCCAAAGAGTATATGCATTGTGAGTAATCTATTATCCGGGTATTCTGGGAACCTTCAAACGGACGGGATTTAAGCGCCACGCCACCTGTTGCCCATCCTTTATAATTCCTCAGGACTTTAGACAACATTCCCGCAACAACGGAAGCCTGCGTCTGCACGTCTCCGCAGATGACGGAATTCCAGTTTCGCTTATGTACGAGTTGTATCCACAGCATGTATAACTGTGTCAACGTGGAACCTCCCCATTGCCGGGCTTTACACAGAATTATATCTATTGGCTTATTGGACAAACGTAAGTTTTCAAGTTCTTTCAGATAAAATCGCTGTGCCCTGTTCAGGGTAAACGGAATATCCCTGCCTTCTCCCTTTGCCGCAATAACCGCAAGCATGAATGCCCAAAATTCAAAGTCGTGTTTTATACGCTCTTTATTAAACTCAGTCCAGAGGGCATCACGTAAATCCTCCGTGACTCCGGTTTTTAGAATAAGTTGAATATACCCGTTAAAACCGACCTCGATTAATTTTTGAACGAATCCCGTTTCAACGAAACTTTCAGGAAGATAGAGCATGGAAACAGGGCAGTCCCGTATACGGACCTCGACACGTTGAACGGATATGGAACCTTCACCGGTTACGGGATTGTACGGCTTTCGTATCTCTGCAAGCCTTTTCCGGTTTTCTGTTATTATCTCATTGACCTTTAGCATGGATAAACCTCCTGTTTAAAAGGCTTACAACTAAAGATATTAAGAAGCTGTAAATATGAATACCCGTGTTTACCGAAGAGAAGAAAAAGGTAAATACAAAACTGATTATGATGAGAAATAGAAACTTGATCAGAATATCTTTTGGAAGAGGAAAGGCCACAAGATATAATCCTATCATGGTGTATACTACGGCTGACGCTCCCAGAGTTGGTGTGTTCCGGCTGCTCAGCATTGCCGCCAATGCGGGAGTTATGATTATCAGGGGAATGAAGAAGTATAGATTTATCACATCTTTCATTTTTCTCCAATAGGATAAGAAAACGAATGAGTTCACCAGCAGGTGGATAAAAGATAAATGTACGAGGTTAAAAGTGAAAAAGCACCACCAGTCCGAACATGTGCTGACGGCAAATTCCCGCACATCCATGAATGAACCGACAGAGTAAAAGAAGATCAAAATCAGGATAAACGGCATCACTTTTTATTTAGGGTTTTATAGATAATACCTTTGAAGGTTTCAATATCCAGATAAAATGAGGGCGCATTCTCTTCTATGATCTGTTCAAGCACAAGGTATCCGCAATTGCTGTTCTTCTTTTCGGTAAAACGTTTGAATAATTCGTAATACATCCTCACCTTGTTCTTATTAACCAAAGGCAGGTTTTTTCCTCTTGCAATTAGCGATACGAATCTTCGGGCATTTTCGTAAGTTGTGTAAAATCGTGGAGCCCCTCTTTGCATTGCGCCGGAGATTATATCTTCCTGTGATGCGTAGGGAGCTTCTTTTTTAATACTTTTCATTGAATCGAAATACGCATTTACGACATCCGTATTTCTGAGTTCACTTATCTTTTCGCTCATATCACATAAACATAAATCTTTATATCACAAAAGTAAAAAAACGGAGTCTTGAAAAGTTGTTGTTTTACTAAAACTGCAACTTTTTGTATTAAAACAGCAACCGTTAATCTCTTCCATTCTATTTCATTTGCACATGCTATAATTCGCATTTAGCGTAATCAATTAATTTCCATATAAGATGAAAACAGAAGAAGAAATTAAACCTGACAATTTAGAGAATAAGCAGCCGGAAGCCACTCCGCCTGTGGAAGAAACTTCAAAACCGACAAAAAGGCAGCAGTTGAATGATTTGCTCAAAAGTACCGTGGACGGTTATGATCCTGAAGACGAAGAAGGTTCTTCCGAAAAATTAATGGGTTACATTGGAAGGAATAATGAACAGGCAAAGAAACTTGCCGATGCATTATCCAAAGATCCCAAATTGGCACAAATGCTTTCTGATATTGTAAATGGTAAGCATAACGCTCCGGCCGCTCTGGTCCGTTATTTCGGGAGGGATTTTCTCTCAGCGGAGGAAGGAACGCCCGAATATGAAGAACTGGCCAAAGCGGAGGAGGAGAGGAAGAAAGAAGTGGAAGCGACAGAGGCATCCCGAAAAGAGTATGATGAGAATATAGAGAAAAGTATGCCGGAGGTGGAAGCGTTCTGCAAAGAAAAAGGCTATTCCGTTGACGATTTCCTCGGTAAGCTGTGGGACAGGCTGGTAGGCCCCATCTTTTCCGGTATCTACTCACGGGAGACATGTGAGCTGATAAACAGGGCTTTTAACTATGACAAAGATGTTGAAGATGCCATGAAGGCCGGAGAGACGAAAGGGCGGAATACCAATATCCAGAAACTTAAAGAAGAACGCGGTGACGGTTTGCCTAAAGGTCTTCAGGACCAGAGCATCAGCAAGCCTTCCAAGAAGAAAACCGGAAACAGTATGATCGATTTGGCCAGAATGGCATAACACATTGAAATATTAACTATAAATTAAAACTGTAATGAAAAAGTTTTTTAAGATTATTGATGAAAACAGATGGATTGCGCTATCGGTCCTTCTTATGGTTATCTGCCTGTTCACCGGAGACGTAGGCACTCTGATGGCGGAAGTTACTACGGTTGAACCGGGTTCTCCTGCCGCGACTACCGGACAGCAGGGATTAAAAACGCAGGTGCCCGGTGAATCTACGACTGTTTCCAATGCCGCAGAAGCAGGAGGAGAGTTAATACAGCCTGAGATAGACGAGCAGATTACTCAGATTGCCAGTGATGAGAGTATCATTGACACGATTAAGCGGAGAGTGAAACGACAGGTAAGAGTGAAATCATTCATGGTGGACCACTATATGATTGACGAAAAAAGATCTTCCGCTAAGACTGTTTCGGCCTATGCTGCCGGTACGACAAAAGCTAAGAGAGCGGAACTCTCTCTGTCTTCGGATGACAATAAGATCTTTCAGGAATATTATACGGCTATTGTGAAGGGGGTTAAAGGATATGACGAGACGGGCCAGACAGAATTGGATGTTGATCTGATGATCTACTTTGTTTCCCGCAACGAATCGAATGATGCTCCTATCGCAATTGCAATCAATGGTCCTAAGGCGAATTCCACGGACGAGTATTGTTATGTTCCGGATATCGCGGCAGGTACCGAAATAATCCTGTTGAGTTCTGCCGGTTATGAAACCCAGAAGTTTATCGCTCCGAATACGATCCTGCCTACGCCTGAACGGCTTTACCTGCAAAAACAACTTTGCAACAATATCGTATCCGATTATTTCGATGCCCAGAAGAAACGTATTCCTTTCCAGAAGGCGACTATTGCGGAAGCTATCCTTCGCCAGTTCCGTCTGGAATCATGTCGTACCGCATGGGTGGGCCAATTGGGTAAGATTAAGGTCATGAGCCAGAAAAAAGAACTTGGAGAACAGACTGTTTACTTCTCCAAAGGTATTCGCTGGCAAATCAAACGTCAGTATGATCTGGCCTCTCAAATCACCCTGAATGATCTTATCAATCTCTCTATGGTTAAGTTCACAGGTCTGAATTGCTCCAAAAGAGCCGTTTGGCTTCTTGGCAAGCTTTTGATGGCGGATATCCAAAAGATAGACCTTACTCTTCACAAAGATATCTCCATGGCAGACAGTGAAGTCTTTGGTATCAAATGTACCAAGATCAAAACAGTGTTCGGCGATATTGAACTGATTCATGATCCCGCCCTTGATCGTTTGGGATATTCTTCATGCGGTGCTTTGCTTGATGAAAATGGTCTGGTAAGATACTGGATGAAGAATGAGGAATCCAAGACGGAGGATGTCGAGGGTGAAGAAGCCAAACGTGATGTTGTGATGACTATTGATACTCTGGCTTTGAAAGGATACAGTCACATTTGGGTGAACGGGGCCAACGTACATTCTGACATTCCGGGAGCTGTAAGCGTAACATCGTCCGCTACCTTGCCCGATAGTCCGGATAAGGGGAATGTTGTTATCCTGACTGCCGATGCCGGCACATTTAAAGCCGGACAGATAGTTACATGGAGTGGAACCGCATGGGTTGAATATACAGGTGAACTGCTTGCCAGCGCGGCTTAATCTATAATCCGAGAGGATGCTTCTCCTGAGGAAGCATCCTCTTTATTAAATCAGGACTAAAATGAAAAGAAATATCACATATGAAATAAAAGGAGCGGTAGAAAGAAGCTGTGTCTTTAAAATCAACAGGGCGCATATTCGTCTTAATTTTGAAGGAGGCTCTATCTCTTCGAGGGGGATTATTCCCGCCCAATATTCTACTGACAAAGAAATTATTCAGAATGCCATCGAATCAAGTCCCTTGTATAAATCCGGCGTGATCAGTAAGGGAGATGTTTATGAGACCGAAGAGGAATCGGATGAAGAAGTGACTGCTACTGATACAGCGAGCGGGTGTGATTATCCGGAAGTAATCAATATGCAAAAGGCAAAGGAAATCCTTATGGCCGAACCGTATAATGTCTCTCTCGCCGATTTGCAAAATAAAGAGGCTGTTATTGCCAAGGCTGCAAAACTTGGAATTACCTTCTCTAATTGGAAATAGAAAATGACCGAAGCGGAAATAATAACCAAGGTCAGGGCCATAATGAATGAGGCGGGCAATGATGTGACTCTTGACCTCCTGAGTGAGGATACTATCAGTCTGGACGAGTATATCAGGTCTGTTATACCCGATGCCGTTAATATTATGATAGAGAATTCTCCATTCAGATGTGTGAATAGAAAATCCGCTACGGCTGATATCTCAGAGAGCGACGGGGCGGGGATCATAGTTATACCCGATGACTATGTATCCCTTATTGCTCTGCAATTATCCGGATGGAAGCGAATTGTTTCTAAAACTTTTGAACTTGCTTCGGAAGAATATAAAGTGAATGCTAATCCATATACCGGGGCGGGAGCTAATAAGCCTGTTGTCTTTCATAGTTATAATGGGGATGATAGAGTTTTAGAGTGTTATCCCGTGGAAAAAGCGGTTTCTCTTTTTGTTTATGAAGCCAGATACAAATCAACTGACGGGCTTGCTTTAGATCCCGATGATCCCGTGGCCATAGCAGTATGCTACATGTGTGCAAGTCTCATTTATAATATTTTCGAGAACGAAAAAACATCTAAAGAGATGCAAACTACTGCCATCAATCTTTTGCCTAAGAAATAATGTATCAGATAGATGAGGAAAACAGCGATATACTTTTTGAGGTCAGTGACAAAACTGTAATTCTCAAGTTGAAATCAGGGGCGGGCAGTGGCGGCTCCTCACCTGATATCTATTTAATTAAACTGGGCGATCTTACAACCCCGTCGGATAAAAATGTTTTTTCCTCCTTAAGGGCACAATCTGCTTTCCTGCGTAAGGATCAGGCTGATTCAACCTCTTTTCTACTGAAATTACTTGCCGGGTTAGAGACAGGAGAATATTCTCTCGGCGAGTCCGGTGCAAAGATAGATGCTGACGGTGATGCCGAAGTGCGTAATTTCATAGCACGTATCAAGGCCACGGTTGCGGCATTGGAAGCAAAGACAGTAACCGTATCGGATAAAATCACCACTCTGAATTTGCTCGTTCAAAAGCTTGCAGAGACATACAACCTGAACGTATCCAATGTAGCGACCTTGTTCCAAACGATAGTGAAGGATTATGTAAGCTCCGAATCTTTTGTCCCCGGCATAACGGGTGAAGGAATGAAGCTTTATAAAGCCCTGAACGGTGATTGGGATCTTGAAGTGGATAATGTTGTTATCCGCAAGGGTATGACCGTTTTTGAACTCATCATTTCAAAAATTCGCTCTGTCAATGGCGGTCTGGTTGTCTCTCCTGCAAACGGGCGTGTTAAGTCAGTATCAGAGACAACAGGCTCACCAACTTACTACGTGTTAGGCATTGAGGGCGATATGACTTTTGTCGCCGATGACTTGGTACGCTGTCAGGTATTCAGTGCTACAGGTGCGAAATACTACTGGGTGTCGATTGATTCCGTGAGCAGCGAAACAATCCTGATTCTTAAATCAAGCTTCCCGGATGGAGTTGTTCCGGCCATTGGTGATGATCTTGTTCAGATGGGTAACAAAACAAACACGGCCCGACAAGGTGTATTGTATCTCACCGCATCCGAAGACGGTAAACCCCGCTTTAGCGTGCTTGATGGTGTCAGCTCAACCGATCTGACAGGTAAGTCCAAAGTAATACTAGGTTGTTTGGACGGGATTACCGATTCCGATTTCCCCTCCGATGCACAGCCAAGCGGTTACGGACTTTGGGCGGGTAATGTGTTCTTGAAAGGGCTATTCATCCTACGCAATGGCAAGTCTGTTGAGGATGAGCTAAGCGATCAGATAACAGCGGTTCAAACGGCTTTCGAGATACGGGAGGGAGAAATAAGCACAAAGGTCACACAAGCCACAACCGCCGCACAAACGGCAACGACCAAAGCGGGAGAAGCTGCCGATTCTGCCGGAACAGCAAGTACCAAAGCGAGTG